GCTGTGTTATAAAGTTGAAATTCATTACTACCTACAATAATGGGATTACCGGCTTCGGATTGGAGATAAAGACGGGAATCACCAGCGGCATAATCCTGAGTCCAAAGTTTGACTACGTTGGCAGCTGAGGCGGGAGCCGTTCCTTGTGTAAAAACTATGTCCGAGGCAGAAATTTGGAGTGGCCTTAATGTTCCACTACCAGACTTTTCAGTTCCAAATGTAAAAACATCGCCGCTCCACCTTGCAAAACCACGTTCAAAGTTCCCCTCTCCATCATCTGCATGATCAAATAGAAGGTCTCCATATGTACCAACTTTAGCGTGAATGAGACCAGCCGCCACATTCTCAATATAGAAAACGTCCTTCCAATTTGTGCTATCATAGCCTTGTAAGATAATCTTATAATCAGGATGTCCAGTTGGAGCGCTACGGATAGTCAATGTTTTTTCTGATTCAGCACCCATGGTTTGAAGAGTCACAACATTAGATGCTGATGTTGGATAAATTATCCCTGATCCTTCTGTCCAAACACCTGTCCCACCTCCTGTTGAAATTGAAGCCGATCCATCGGCATTGATTGTCAAAGAATCATTTGAAACTTTTATTTTATAGATTGGAATTCCCAATGGAGAACCATCTTCTTCCTGAACAGTAAGAGGCGGAGATGATATTGAGGCAGCAAAGATTCCTGAGAAAACAAATATTGAAAATAAAATTAAAATATACTTTATTTTTTTCATCTAACCCTCCTAATTGGCCCAATAACTGACTTTAAGAACTGCATCTGTATCGTTGGCTCTAACGGCTTTAAAATTTCTAATTTGATTTTGTGAATCCAAAATCATGCTTTGCCCATTAAATAATAGATGGCCGACAGAACTTGCCGAATTGGGGGTTGTGATCCCGTCGAATGTCCATCGTATAGAAGCACTTTCACAAGTAATAATAGCATGAGTTGAATTTTTATAAGTAGTTGAAGTCAAACCTAATGCTGTCGTGCTTACCGATATGCTTTCATAGGCCAAAAAAGCATATGCGATACCGGAAAGTGTCAAAACAATACCAACCAAAATAGCGATTTCCCATGATTTTAAAAATTTCTTCTTCATTTTTATCTCCTTACATCGATTAGAATTGAACTATCATAAGGGCTCAATGTCCCTTCCATTCCGTCTATTGTTTTTCCTTCTTGAACCATATTTGCGTAAAGCTCCCATAATCTCATATCAGAAGATGCCGTGATCGGTTTCGATAGTGTTGCAGCGAGTCTCATTACAATCGCCTGGACAAGGAGGGGATCGAAAAGGCCTGTATTCTCAACTCTTTTTATAAATTTGATTATGACTGTGCTGTTATCGCAGAGAAGATATCTTCCCTCTATTCTATAATCCGCATCCTTATCATCTATTTCCAATACTCTGAGACAATAGGGATCGATGGGAAGTTGGAAGACATAATCGAATCCGAATAAAGGAGTGCTATCTATTCTTGCTAAAGATGTTCTTGCAATAGCGCAATTCCAGGGATAGGAACGAAGGACGGCATCTCTCACCATCGGGTAGAATTGCTTACACAATTTGGCTCGTTTAATATTCCCTGCCGTCTCATCATCAAAAGAAAGAATAGTTTCCGCTCCCAATTCCAAAAGACTCATATTACAAATGTCTATTTCGCTACTCAAGATATTCTCCTTTTAAGATAAACGTTCCCAATAAAACATCTTTGATTCTTTTTTAATTTGCTCCCATTTCCCGTAGCCCAACAAATCCCCTGGATTCTTTTCGTTTGTAAGAATGATCACCGACCCTATGGGCCATGTTTCAATTCGTGTTTTCCTTATCCATTTAAGATTTGAATTAACTTCAAAACTGCCCATTTCACTTTTAAGTATGGCAATATAACCTTCCTCTAAATCTTGAGATGGCAAATCGGCTTCGTTATCACACATAAAGACTTTTTCGGGTGGTGCATTCCTACCTGTAATCATCCCAAATAAGAATGACATATCTCCTCCCATGAAATGGGGCAGGAGCAACTCCTGCCCCTCTTAGATTGTTTATTCCAACATCAACATGATATGTGCATCGTCTGCGTCAGTGTTTTCTGCAAGAAGATATCCTGCTCTCTGTAACGCCACGCCAGCAGCAGCCTTAATGGTTCCGTTTGTATGCCATTCGGCTTCTCTGGTAGATGCGGTATTCCAACCTGCATTAGGGGTGACCCATGCTGGTCCCCTAGTCTGGCCCCAGAAATAACAACCGCTTGTTACAACGATTTCGTTCACGACAACCACGCTTGCCTGAGTTCCAACACTTTCACCATCCCCAACGAACATATAGGGACTAGGCATACCATCGCAGGGAACGGCTGTAATGTCTTCTACCAATGGGGGATCGACGTAAATTTTAATGGTATCATCTGACAGAGTAACGGCGTAGCTTGCATCATTCCCTATAATCCGGTGCTGATATATTTTGATTCCAGCAGCATCAAATAGGGAGATGATACCGTCCTGCAAGATATCTACTGCCCTTGCCACGTCGTAATCAGCTCCAAAGGTGAGAATCAGCTCGTTGGATCCTAACTTCCCGGTAGCCGTTGTTCCATCAGAGCCAAAATTGACTTTTGTCGTTACGACACTGGCGCACCATGGGTTATAAATCAAGGTGGGGCATCCTCTGCGGGCTGGTGTAATAGCTGCAACAGCACGGCAGTATCTCCACCTTTTCCCGAAGGCCTCATAAATTGTTCCAACGGGGTATTTCTGAACTAAACTTTGTTCGTGAACCGATTGATAGGGTCTTCCTACCAAAATTCCATCTGTGTTAAAATCTCTCATGGTATTTTCTCCTTTTTTCTCTTACTCACCCGAAGAGATCAGGCCCTGGGGTTCCCCTCTGCTACCGGGGATTACCCAGGGAATTAATGTTTGCATTACCTTTACACTTTTTACTGATTGGCCACTTCAATGACCATCACATCTTCGACCCTGACTGCTCCCATATCCATAGAAACGTAGGGTTGCCAGGCATAGTTCTTGTCTGCTCTTTCGGTCAATCTCACCGTGATATCCTCGATGTTTCCAAATCCAACTGCTCCCTTGCAATAGGCGTAGTCATACCAAGTTGAGGCAGAGGAAGAAGAATTTTCAAGATAAATTAACTCAGTTCGGATAAATTTGAATCCAAGGAAGGTATCGAGTTGACCTTGAACGAGAGCCCTAACGGTATTGTAGTCAGCACTTGCGACTTCAACCGTGTTCAGAAGATCGATAATGTCCTCGGAAGGACAAACAAAATATCTTTCTTCTGGGGCTTCTGCTTCGTCTAACATCTGCTTTGCCGTCAATAACTTTGTCAATGTCATTCCTACGGAGCCGTGAGCGATTTTCTGGCCACTTGGAAGAGCGACTGCTGTTGATCCAGTTTTCCCAGCATATGCTGTTCCACCAAGGGCCGCAAGAATGACTCTATCCTTTCTCCTTCTCATTGCCATCCGTGCTGTTTCTTGATATGGTCCTTTAGGATCAACAAGCATACGGGCTGCATCGGCTCTGTCAAGAAGGGTAGCCCAAACATAGGGCTGAGCCGTTGATCTGCGTCTTGAATGATCGGGTTCAATATTGGGTGTATCGCCATGACGTGAAGCTAATTCAATAGCCTCTGTTGCACCCAAGGACTCCCAATAAAGATATTCCCCCTCCATCTTAATAGGAGGGATCGTTGTACCTTCCAAACGGGAATCCTTCTGCTGACAGAGGATTCGCATCGTGTTTTGGTATTGCTGAACGTAAAGTTCAGTTATAGATTCGGGCATGGTAATCCTCCTTTGAAAATTCAAATAGTTAAAGTTTGAATTTTTTTGGAGAACTACCCGACCTTCGGATTCCCCTGATCACTAACGCTGATCTCACTCGGCGGTCTTTCCCGCAGCCATTGGGACCCTTTTGGGCTACCCCAAAACTCACCAACTAATCACATTAGGTTGAATCTTGTCTCTTACTTTGTAATAAAACTTAAAAAATTCTCCTTCAGGCATCCAACCACCGAGAATACGTCCTATTTTAAATTTATCGGCACTCTGGCCTTTGGGCAATCTGCCAGGTGGCCTTTTAGGTGGTTTGAATGAAACCGTCATTTCATATCCCAAAAAGCTGACTCCATCTTTATTTTTGATAATTTTACGGTTGGCGTTTTTAAGTTCATCAAATTCATCAAGGTTGATATCTGAAAATTTAATCACATTATCGATCGATGGAAATTCAGGTTCCAGTTTGACAATTTTCTTTTCGGGAATTGGCGGCAGACCTTTATCGATTCTCTCCCAATTTTCTTTAGAAATAGCTTCGGACATAATCGGCATAAAAACTCCTTATTTATTGGGTTTTAATTGAATCAACATCTTCTGTAATCCTGTCCATTCCTCTACTGCCGCTTTATGATTAGCATGAGACACATCCCATAATGGATGTTTAGGATCGTTGATGATGGCATTAATTTTCTTTTGTGTTTCTTCAGCATTTGCCACCCCTAATTTTTCACCTTCAATCAGAGCGTCTTCAAGAAGAGGTTCTCCTATAACTGCAAACGCCCTGACCAATTTAATTCCTACCTCTGGAGGAAGACCACTCAAAATGTCATCCCCGTCTTCTCCGAGATATTGCCCGACTGCCCTTCGAGCCGATTCCATCCGTCGAGTATAAAGCCCTCCCCATTCTTTTTTGAGGTTCAATTTCATTTCATCAAATTTTTGGCTTTCCTGTTGATTAGACTCTGCCTGAAAATTGAGATACCAATCGAATAAACCCTGAGCCTGAGAAGGAGGCAATCCAAACTTATGTGCGGCCTGCCTGAATGAATCATAAAGAGGCTGATTGACTTGAAATCCTTCCTCCTGCGGCATCTTTACTTCATATTTTTCCCAGGACTCAGGAGGGGATTCCAAAATCTCTGCTCCCCTGAGTTTACCCAAAATTTCATTGACAGCCTTTTGTCTGTCTTCGAGCTTTAAATCTTTCCCCGGCAATCTGATCGAACTACCGATCATTTTCTGTGCATCGACAAAGCTTTTCGCCAAGCCTGGAAAATCTTTAATTGGTTCAAAAGATTTGTCATTGCCCAATTCTCCCAAACTTCCTTTGAGAGTTCCCCAATCTGGTACAGCAGATCCGGTCTGCCCTGCATCGGCTCCTTGACTCCCTGCTTGTATCCCTTCACCTTCTGCCATAAAATCCTCCTTTTGATTTATTCAAACGCCATTATTAAGCGTTTGTTGCAAGTACATTTCCTGCCGCATCGCAGAATTGATAAATATTATCAGCAAGAGAAGAAAGCCTTTTGGCATTGATACTTAGTGCCGAAGGAACTCGATTCCCGCTTGTGACTGCCGCAAGGGTTGCGGCATCAATATTGATATAGCCTCTCTTAAAATACTTTAAGGTGGGTTTTACCGTTCCCCTCATGTAATTCACCAATGCGGTATGCTCTGATAATTTCATCTTCTTTACTCCTTTAAAATTTATTTGGTTCTTCCTGTTCTTCTTCGATCTCTATCGGCATCTTCTTGAATTCCATCATTCTCTTGATATCCATTATGACTTCCATATTTCCGACTTTCCTTGCCGTGTCGTGACTGTCTCCGGTTGTGTAGGGAAGAGAACAATAAGTTTTTTCCATATCATCAAGAACTCTTTGACCGGAAGGGGAATCAAAAACATCCCAATAGTCTTTCAGGCGATCCAACTGTCCTTGATTAAGCGCCAGGCGTTCCTTCTCCACCTTGCATAATCTCCGAGGCCACCTTCAGAGCTGGGGAAACATCCCCTAAACCCTGGGCCAATCTTTCCATATCTTGCTTCTGTTTTTCTGCCGCGATCTTCTTTGCTCTCATTTCTCTTATAGCTTGAACTTCCTCCACGGACCGGATGATCTTTGAAGGCGCTCCTGAAATCTCCGCGCCGTGTCTGATGGCTGCATCTGAATCGATATTGTCCATCGGGCTACTAACCACATCGGGAGGCTGGGATTGAGCGATGATCGAAGCGAAAGAATAGAGGGTTTGAATCGATTTTGCTTCGTTTGCTCTTTGGGCCTTAGCAAGAGGATTCTCATATTCGATGTCTATTTCTCGAATTCCCATTTTAGCCAAAATTGGGGGAGGAGGAGGCAAAGCCCTTGCCCTCATCATAATCCCGAATTCCCTTTCAATAGTGGGTTTTAAAAGTTCGATCTCAAATCTTCCAACGGCAGGACCTAAAAGTCTTTGCATTAATTCGTATCTCACATATACTTCAATTTCACGCATTTCTGATTTGTCAGGTAAATTCAACTGATCCGAATAAAAGATTTGTCTGATTGATTGTCTCAAGGCATCTTCCTTGATTTGTGAAACATCATATCTGGTTCGTCTGTCAAGCATCCAGATCGCTTCTTTATCTTTGACGATGTTTCTCCCTCCTGGGAACATCTTAAGTTTTCCAATCACTCCGCCATCTCTTTCAAAAGTCGGGGGATCTAAATCCTTTGCCCACGCCTTCAATCCGAATTCTTTCGCCTTATTCAGAGATTTGACATCTGGTAACGCAATATGACCGGGCCCTCTTCCGTAGTCTTCTCCAGAAGATTTTCTCCATCTCGGTACGACATAAGGGAGATCATAATATCCACCCTCAGAGATCAGTTTCTTTTCATCAAGATTTAAATAGTAAGAAACAAATGGTTTACTGTTTCCATTTTCATTTGGGAAAACAGCATGAAGAAAGGGAAATTTCTCATCAGGCTTTTTATTAAGTTGACTTTTAATCTTTTCCCCTACTTTATCCCCGAATTTTTTAAATGCAACTCTTGCCGAAAGTTCGAATTCTCTGAATACTGTATCAACCAATCCTTCATAATTTTCCGACGTGCAATATTCTGAATTGGAAAGCGCCTTATAATAAAACCCGTTGAATCCCATCATCCCGATAGGTTTTTCATCCACCAAAAGACAGCCTTCCCCGAAAGCCCCGAGATCAAGGTAGACTTCTGGAACTTCCGCATAAAAATTTGAACGGTGTCTTGCAAAATCCAAAAGTCTTGTGCAAAGTTCCAACCAATCCATGATGGGTTTAATATGATTGAGTCTGTCATCGGCTAATTTTAGAGCGAACCAGAGAGTCGCCGCGGGTGTGATCGTGCCACACATCGAAGCGGCAAGTTGATCATTCGAAAAGATTGCGGAAGAATCAAAAAGATTTGCTGTCTGCTTCGCCCCTGGAGTAGGCTTATATCCAATTCCGACTCTCCCCGGAAAGATATATTGAGCAATCTCTTCCCAAAGAGATTCATATTGCTGACGGTTTGATTTCAGTTTTTCGTTCCTGTCGATCAAATAAGTTACTTCTTCGGAGTTAAGTGGCATTTCTATCCTCTATTGGTAAATAGCTCCTCCTCCCCTTTCTCCAGGAGGAAGGTCAAACCATCTGGGACCTTTCTTTTTTTTCTTCTCTTCCTCTGTTTCTTCTTTCTCTTGTTCACTCCATGTTTTTTTTAAATAAGATTCAAGTAATTCCCTAAACCATGATTTTTTCTTTTTTTCTACCATTTATATCATCCACCTAAAATTGAGCGCCTGTAACTTGGGCCAGAGGAAAGAAGTCCCCCTTCTTCTTCTGTCAAAAGACTCCTTCTTCTTTTTTTTCTCTTTTTCCCTTCTTCCTGAATTTTAGTTTCTTCCCAAGCTTTGGGTTCGGGTTCTTTCTTTTTTTCTTCTATTTTTTCCCCGCCAGCTCCACCCACACCACCCGTTAAACCAGCATCTCCTCCGGCAGTCCCTTCTTGTCCTCCTGCTAAATCCCCTGCTTCGGCTGCTGCTACAGCCTCGGCAGAAGCTTGTTGTCCTGGGCCAATCGACCCAAGAATACCAGAAGCAGTTATTCCGGTTGAAAGATCGCCTGGGGATGGGCCCATTTCACCAATATCTGTCCCTGCCCCTATGTCTCCACCAATCCCACCATCTCCCATTTTACTTTCCTCCTAACCATGAACGTTTTTTCTTCTTTCTTTCTTTTGCAACTCCGGTTATTGTCCCTTTATTTTCGGAAGCATAAAAAACTTGTTTCCCTTTTTCTTTCCCATATTGGGCTTTCATTGATCTCATAATTTTCTTGCCCTTGGATTTTAACGGCATATTTACCTCCAAACATTAAACTCCGTCTCACTCTCCCTGATCCCATAATTGGGAAGCAGAGGATTAAACTCAGTCTCGGCTCTGACAGAATCGGTTGATCTTCGAATAGGAGTATAACGAATCCCCGTCAGGGTCATCCGGTAAAGATTCTCCATGAAGTGATCATTCTCATCCTTAGGCTTCTCATTCTCATCGTAATTCCATCGCTGGATCTCCCAGATATGGCCTTCATTATGAATCTTATTTAAGTCTCTAAAGAAGAAGAGTGTTGGCATTCCAT